TGGTCGCCGCATTGTTGATGTGCGCAGAGTCTAAAAGAGCACGTAAAGAGCCAGTAAGAGCAGCAGATAAGCCACCGATAAGATGAGGCAAACCAATAGCATATGCGCCCCTCCAAGGGATAAATTTGAACTCGACGATCCAGTCCAGCTTGGTCATCGTCTTGTCTTGCTCTTCCCAATTTCGGTACAAGCCAAGGACTTCGTTGTCCAGCTCGTCCAGCATCAGGATGTAGGGTGCCATCTTGCCTTTGCTGTACTTGTCCTCTTCCAGCTCAAGCCATGTGTAGATGTGATAGACCTTACGCACGCCATCTTCGTTGTCTTGGCCATTGCGGCCTTCGATCTTGTTGTTGGCTTGCTCAGGCTTGGTGGGATCAGGGGCTTGCGTCGAGCGGACAACGTCCACGTCTCTGTACATGCCGCTGGCAATGCGTCGATTGAACTCCCAATGGGTGATCTCATGCACTTCCGTGGCACGCTGTGCCGTGTAGAAGTTGCTGGCCGCAAACGGGATGATCACTCGGTCAATTGGCAAAAACTCAACGCATGGACGTTTTTTCTCTTCGTCAAACCACAGCTTGAAGTATTGTGAGCCGCCCAATGGCAATTGGGTCAGCAACTGCTCTTGCTCGTCACGGAACTCTTCGATCTGCTCGGTGAGCTGCCAGTTCATGAAGTCACGTTTGCGCTCAGAGCGCTCAGCCTTGATGTCGTCCATCTTGCCCAGAATCTTGGTGCGGACGGGACCATCTGGCGGGAACATCTCTTTGATGGCGCGTGCGGCAAAATCCACACAGCCTTCAGCCATAGCGGGGTGCACCACCTTGCTGGCGCCCATAAAGGTCGCGCCGCCGGGCGCGTCGTTGCCCATGCCAGTACGCTTCAGACCCTCTTCATACTTCTTGTCTCGCTCTTCACGTGCGTCTTTGTCTTTCTTGACCAAGTCGGTGTAGCGCATACCCAAAGACGACAAAGCATAGTTGTCGTACTCTTCAGCCATGTTGGCGTAGAAGTCTGGGTTCTCTTCGGGGCCTTCTTCTGTGAAGTTAACAATGGCCGAGCCGTCGGGAAGCTCCTCGATGTCGGTATCAATGTCAGGCATCGTGACGTCCGCACTGCCGTCTTCGTTTTCGACGATGTCGGGTTGGTTCAGTTCATCCATCATTTAGCCTTCTTTGAATTTTTTGTTAAAGCAAGACGCATAGTGTCGAGATTATCCGTCACTTTGCTGCCTTTCTTGTAACCCAATATTTTTTTCCTGCGCTTGAGGTACACAGGCATGACTTTGTCCAACCACTCTTGGTCAAACTTCTGCACGGGTTGAGACAACTCAAACGCACGGCTATCGCCTGCCTCGGGTGCATTGAACTCGCGGCGTTGTTTGTGGAACTCGGGGAAAAACTCTTTGGTTGTCATCAAGGGCTGTGCGTGCTCTGGATGCAACGCTCCGACGTACTCGCCACCAATGACCGATGGGTATGAGTGGTGAGGATGCACTGGAGTTTCAACTTGGCCGAAGTCAGGACGGAAGCGGCCAATGCTTGAGGCGACAAATTCCTTGCCGGGTTCATCATGGCGCATCAAGTTGGGATGTTGCACAGCCAACCGCGCCATTGCAATCTCAGGGAATCCTGCTTCTTGATATGGATCGGTTGCCATACGCTCAACAAAATGCTTGCGCAACTCTCCAGAGCCGGGAGCACGGAGCATGTCGTGCAGCTCTTCGTGCATCACGCCGGGGAACTCGGGGTGTTGGGCACGCATCTCTTTGTTGAAAGTGTTTTGTGCTTTCTTGGTGATCTTGGCATTCTTGACCAACTCAGCCAGCACCTCAACAGGCATGTGAGAGAAGTCCACGCCAGTGGGGGACATGGATGTGTGGATGCCATAGACAGGCTCACCATGCTCTGACACGCGCTTGGCCTTCTTAGTCAGGTGGCTGATCTTGCCTTGGGCACTTGCCCAAATTGCACGCTTGGCTGGGTCTTCGTGTTGGTTGGCACGCATGTAGTCGTGGCCGCCTTCCAGCTCCACGGGCTGGTGGAACTCGTGACCTTCGGCACCAGTGAGCAAACGTCCGGCCATTGACGAGTCGCCAATGAATGGGATGCCGTAGCCACCAACTAAGTCTTCAGGCGTGACCAGCTTCTCTTCAGCCATCTTCACTTTTGGGTTTGGGGCTGTGGTGAATGAATATTCACCGATGGGCTTTTTTAGCTTCTTGCCTCCGCCGACACGGTGGTACAGCCCAAGCAATTCGTTCTCTGCCTTGCTCAGACGTTCGCCAGCAAGGTGACGCTTGAGCAACTGCATGTACATCTCGTGCGAAAGCTGGGGTTTGACGTCACCACCGTCCTTCATGCCTTGAGGCTGCTGAGGCGGTGTCATGGCGTTCATGGCCTGCCCTTGGCGCGTCATCTGCAAGATGTTGCTGGGTGGCTGCTGTGCGGGGCTGGATGCGCCTGCACTAGATGGTTGGCCGCCTTGCTGCGGTTGGTTCTTGGTTGGGTCAAGGTTGGGTTGGGCTTGCATCAATTGCATACCGGGCTGCATGGCGTTCATGTCTACACCGCCCATACCGTCTTGGCCGCCTTCGTTCACATACACCTTGGTGTCAAGCTGCGGTGCTTCTTGTGCGCCAACTGACTTGAGGTCAGCCGCAGGCACAGCAAACTTGTTTTCCATCAGCGCTGTGCGCATTTGATTGACTGAGGGCTGCACTGTGCCTCCTATGGCTTTGTGGATCATGCCGCCTTCTTTGTACAGTGGCAGGCCGTTTTTGAGAATGTCTTGACGCATTGGCTCAGTGATGGGGAAGTGGTGGAGCGGGGTAGCTGCCATCTTGCGGTGGCTCTCCACGTCTTCTGGCTCGTGCTCTTCGGGTAACTCGGGGATGTCATGCAAGGGCTGGCCATGCAAGTGAGTCTTGATGCCGTACTTCTTGCCAATGGCGTTGAGGATGTTGGGCACCTTCTTGTCGTAGAAGCCCTTCATTCCTTCGCCACCGACTTGCAGGTCAACATTGGGGAAGGTGTAAATGCCAGTTGATCCAGCGCGGTTGCCTTCTTTGTTCATGATCTTTTCGGCCATCTCTTTGCCGACATGAGATGCCAAATCTTCAGGCGCAATTCCCGCTGCAAGCGACTCAAAAGTTCCGCCGCCTTTGGGGACATATCGCAGGTGATATTTGTCGCCTTTTTTCTCGTAGGACAGCGAATCAATGTGCTTGGCCAAGCTATAGCGGTCAGCTTGCACGTCGCCGGGCGTCACCACCAAGCCGTGGTAGCCCTTCTCGGCTGCATGGTGCATCAAACGCTTGAGTGCCATCTCTTCCCAGTTCTTTTTGAATGGGGCGTCTGGAACTGCATCTTTTTGTTGTCTTCCAAAGTGCTCAAGATTGTGCATTTGGCTATTCAATTCAAGTAGCTTTGGAGTGATGCTATTTGCCTCTTCCATTAAGCTGTCAAACCTTGGTCCAGCATCAGGTTCTTGTTTGGCTTGCTCATGCAATTGACGACGGCGTGTCTGAAGTTCTTCAAAAGCACTTTTTAATTTTTCTATTTGCTGTAATTTTTGTTCTGCATTAGGGTCTATGTAACCCTTATCGCGTCCCTGTTGGTGCCAATCGGACTGCAACTCTTCAAGGTGCAACAGCTTCTCACCGTTGGGGCCAGTGCGATCTTTGAGGCGCATACTGGCTAAAATGTTCTTTTCACCACCAAAGTGAGCATGCACGCCGGGGAACTCATCTCCGCCTTTGGGAGCTTTGATCAGCATCTCTCGGTAACGCTCTCCGCCCGGCAATGTGTACTGGTCATGGGCAGTTGGGTTTTGATTCAGGTCTGAGTATGTGTTGCGCCATATCTGATCCCAAATGGTTGGACGGTTTCTTTTGATGTTGTTGGCGTAACCTTCCAGCTCTTGCTCAATTTCCTTCTTGCTATAACCCTGAGACTTCAGCTCTTCAGCTTCCGTTTTTTCAAGTTTTTTCCTAACCGCCTTTTCGACATCGTCGGCGGTTGGATTGTTCAAAATCTTTTCACGGATGGCTGGCGCTGGCTTGGCCGCCAAGTGGGTCAAGAACTCTTCATGCGTCATGCGTGGCGCATTCATCAAGCCTTCAAGGTTGCGTTCTTTCAGCTCGGTTGGCTTGACGCCGGGCAACGCCATCAGCTCCTTCAGGAACTCTGAGCCTGTGCCGACCTTGCGCTTGAGCGCTTTAGCCCCCAAGTCCAGTGCCGAGTAAAACGGCTTACCTTTTCCGATGAGGTCTTTCATAGTGGGCGCTCTTCTATTTCAAGGTGATGGGCGTGGGTGACTTTGCTGTTAGGCTTATGGTGTACGTGCTCTTCTGCTATCCACTCTTCAGGTGCGATTAAACCACCTCGGGCAAATCCATAATTTTTTTTCTTAAATGGCTGTGCTCTAGGCAAGTCAGACAAACCAGCCTCTTTGTTGATCTTCTCGACTTCTTTGTCTGTCAATACCCGATTGACTTTCATTGAGCCACCGATCAGCCAATTGCCTGTCATGTTGGGGTTAGTTTTATAACGGTAGTGCCCACCCATTGGGATTTGATCGGTGATGTGCGCCTTGACTGGGATCAGCTTGCCTTGTGCGTTGGTGCCGCGCTCATTGGCGATTGATTGCCAGTCCACATCGTTTGGCATCTCAACTTCAGCCCACGCATGGTTTGCTGGGCGCGTGTCTGGCGCTGTCAGGGATGGGTCAGACTTCTCTCCGATGTGAGTTGCGATTGGCAAGTCGCCAGCGTGCCAGCCGGGACGATATGCAAGGTCGCCAATTTTGGATTTGACCTTGCCGTTGCGCATCTCGCCCTCTTTGGCATTGATCCACTTGCCCATCTCCACTGGAGTGTTGGCGTCAACAAACAGAGGAAACAGCTTGCCGGGATGATCTTTGTGCACGCGAAAAAGTTTGTATGCTTTCACGGTATTCTTTGGTTCCTTGGCTTTTGGTATGCCACCCTTGTTCATCAGCGCAAGTCGCATGGCGTCCATGTCTCTGGTGTTATGACGTGCATGGATGCTGCCACCATGAGCTTCTCCACCCGGTGAACCTGAAGAATCACCGCTGGGACCAGAGACGCCACCAGATGGACCATTTGATCCAGAGTCCCCTGGGCCGTTGCTTGCGGCGGCCGCAGCGGCGGCAGTTGCATCGCTTGATGAATCCAAACCGTTTACAGCATTGGATGCCGTGTTGTCTGGTGAGTTGTCGCTCGCAATTGCAGCAGCAACTGCCGCATTGTTTTCTTCTTCAGTGAGCGATGGGTCTTGAGATGGAGATGGAACTGAATTTAAACCAAGAACATTGGAAATCATATTCCCAATAGACATTTGGCTAATAACGCTTAATACACTGTTGACGTTGTTGACGGCATTATTAAAGTCTTCTTGCGTCGCTGTGGTGTTGGGTGCTGAACCCGGACCACCAACTGGTCCAAGGAATGGATCAGTCTCTGACAATTGAACCAGTGGAGCTTGGGTCAATGCGCCGCCCGATGCCTTCTTGACAATGGGTTGGTAGATGGGCTGTGGCTGAGGCACGCCGTGCTGTTGTTCTAAATTGCTAATGATCTTCTGCTGTTGCACGAATGGTTTGTTTGCTTCAACCATCATTGCTTTGAGACGATCCAGCTCGGCTTGTCGTTCAGGTGCCATGTTGACCTCAATGGGGGAAATTGCCGTCATTATGCCTTCGCACGCCCTGTACGTCTACAGCAAGGTGTTGTAAGTTTCATGCAAGTTTGGTCGGTTCAACCGACTAAACGGCATATGGGTTGGTCAACTGGGAGCGCTTGTTGAAGTCCAAGGCATCGATGACGTCCTCTGGATCGTAGTCGTCCCGCGGTGGTGCGTCGATGCTGATCCAGCCACCATCACGCAGGTATCTCAAGCCTTGGCTGATGCAGTCCACAAACTCGTCGTGTATTGTGCCTTCGGGGAATGAGCATATCTGGCTGACCATGCCCTCCGCCCAGTCACGCACGAATCCCTTCTTGACGCCAGACTCTGGCACCCACACTCGGCCAGCTCTGATGATGTTGGCCACGATGGACAGCCGCTGTATCTTGTCAGCCCTGCCGGGGTTGTAGGCATGGACGGGCAGGTGAGCTTGGTGCAAGTCTTGGATCAGGCTGATGCCTGCGCTCTTGTCCTCCACCAGCAGCAAGTCCACGCGCTTCTTGTTCTTGCCTTCGCCGTACACCACCTCGTACTCGTCAATGACCTTTGGCCGCAACTGTGGGTATTGCAGGTGCTCTTGCCAGCAGTCGAGGATGATGACGCACATCCCGCCGTCCAGTGGCTTGAACACGCCCATGGTGATACAGCCAGTCGGGTCGTTGTGCGTCTTGTCGCTTGTGGCGCAGTCGTAGCTCTGGATGATGTACTCCAGCTTGGGGAAAGGCTTGCCGTCTGGCCAGAGCCTGAACCACTCACGCTTAACGATGCCGCCCTCTTCGGGGTCAATGATCTCGGCGTGAATCTCCTGCCGGCCGAGCTTGGTGCCCTCGTACTGGAGAATCTGCTGTTGGAAGCTGGGTGCAAGGTTCTCCACGTTGACGTAGGTCGATGCCTTGGTCACCCTTACGTCATCCCCATCCCGATCAATCAAGTCCATGATCAAGGGCTTTGGCTTGGGCGTGGTCGATGCAATGATGCGTGTCTTCTTGCCCAACCGCACGGCGAACTGAATCTGATCCCACGCTTCTTGCAGGTAGTCCCACGCCGCCAGCTCGTCCAGCCAAGCTCCATGCCATTGGCCGCCGCGGAAACGCTCAGGCTCGGACGCTGGGATGCCCTTGATGAATGCCCCATTGATCAACTTGATCTCATGCAGGCTCTTGTTGTAGTCGGCAACGAATATCTTGGGGATGACGTTGAGCAACCCTGAGTCACCCTCAAAGCACGTGCCGCGGACGTCACCACTCGTTGGGGCGGACACCAGCCACCGACTGTTTGGCATGTTGATAGCCCATTGGCCAATCGTCTCGGCAGCCGCACGGGTCTTACCCGCTCCACGGCCAGCCAGCAGCAACCAGATGTTCCAGCCTTCGCCCGGCGGCTCAATCTGGTGTTTGTGCGCCTGATTGCTCCAGCCAATCTCCCACTCGAACAATGCCTTTTGGTAAATGTTGACCTTCTGAAGCTCCCCAACGATGTACTTTCGGTTTGGGGACAGCTCCTTACTCTTTTCCGTAGGCTTCGAGCTGTCTTGCATATCGTGCTGCCTTGGCCAATTCGCCGAAGATGTTGTGGCTGTTCTCGATCACCAACGGTGCATCGTCATCACCCTTGTGGGTGACGCTGTCGCCATACTTCTTGGGATTGAACTTAGCCAGCAGTTTCAACCGCGTCTCAATCTGGAGTTTGCGGTGACCCAGCATGTCCACCCGCTTGATGGACTTGGTCTTCTCACCCTTCTCATTTACCGACTCGGTCGTCTCTTCCACGAACTCAGGCGTGTCAGCAATCCTCAAGCAATCCTCAGCAATGGCGTCGTAGCCTACATCACGCGCATACGCGATGGCTGTGGAAAGATCAGCATCCTTCTTCATCCAATCGTAGACTGTCCTCCACGCTGGGAAGCCTTCTTGTCTGCATATCTCTCTCAGTGGTATCCCCTCACTGAGCTGCTCACACATCTGTTTGGCTATTAGGGGATCGTATGTGGATGGTCTACCGTTTTTTTTCTTTGCCGCGGATTTTTCTTCGGTCATATTTCAGTCCTTTCGCACATTCGTTTCAGTGCATTGTGGGCTGGAGTTTAACCTGAAGTTGTGGTTCTTGGGAAGACGCTGTCGATGTCGGCTTGCATGGCTTCTATGCCTTGCGGTGTGCCTTGCATTCGATAGACGGGTTCTCCTCCCATTTTGTCGTCTGTTTTGTATAGGCGGATTGCGTATTGGTTGCCAAATACCAGTTCAATGAACCGTGGGGGCGTTTTATCTTGTGTCATTGCTTTCTCCATTTGAGTGCTCTTGCGCGGCCACGAACTCCTCGGCGTTTGGGCAACACGGCTGGCGTGTACCACTCCACCATTTGGCTCACCTCCTTGATGACTTGACGAACCAGACCCGGCGTCTCGCCCATGGCTTTGGCTAAGTGGTCAGCGAACCGTTTTGCAAGCTCGGATGTCTCATCGTCGTACATGATGATATTCATGGTTTGTCCTTTACCCATAGGCAGTCAAAACAGATGCGCATCATCCAACGCACGAACCAGTTTGGCTCCTTGCCTTTGTTGGGGCGATAAATAATGCCTGTCAGTCCGGGTCGGTTGCCGAACAGATAACATTGCCACTCTGATTTCTCAGGCGTCTTAACAAACTCATATTCCCGTGCCCTATAAACATACTTGGCAGGGTCTAAAGGGTGTTCGTACAGTGGCATGATCACTCCAAGCTCATGTTCATGACGCGCTGCTCCATGACCTTGTTGGCCATGCGCAATGCTTTGTTGTCGGCCTCCAAGCGATTGATCTTTGTCTGCATGTGCATCAATCGGCTGCTGGCTTGGTCGATCCAATCCTTCACTTCTTGCGGCATAGCGAATTCTTTTTCTACAGACTTCACTGGTTTCTGTGTACTTTTAGGGGTTTTGCTCGGTTCAACCGACTGTTTTTTGGCGGTTGTTTTTTTGGCGATGGTCATTTGTTTGATCCTGTGTTGCGGTCAAGGTTGCGGGTGATCTGCTTCAACTCTTCAATTTCGGCGTTTTGGCGCATTTTTTCTTGAGTTGATGCCTGTGGTCGGAATATCCGATCAAAGCTCTCCATGAAGGCTGTGGAGTCTTCTGGACGGCGTTTGTCGCCTTTGCCTGCTTCGTGTGTCATTAGTCCATGTCCTTTGCTAAACAAACGAACGATTTTGGGGCGTACCAATTTTTGTTTTGTTCTTGCGTTGCCATGAGTTGAACTCTGGCTTTTTCGCACAGCGCTTTGGTTTTGAATTCGCCGAGGCGTTCCCAGCCCAAGGCGTTGTTGGTGGTGTTTTGCAGCACCACGAGTATGAATGCTCCGATCATGTGTTCATCTCCTCAATCAATACGCCACACAGTTCTCGTGCGGCAGCGTTACCACCTTTGACGCTGATGATCACGGTGTCGCCTTCAACGCGCACACCACGCATTAGCCCAACCCAATGCTCTGACCTTTTACATGATGTGCCAAGTACGTTTCTTTCTACGCATCTTTGCATTTGCATTTGCATACCGTCAACGAATCCACGCTCATAAGCGCCATCTGATTTTTCACCCCATATTTGGCGACACACTTCAATTGGAAGTGCACCAATGTGATTGGGGTTGTGCTCATTCCACTCTTCAATGGTTTTGTAGATCATTTTGTTTTTCTCCTTACATTTGTGAAACGGCATGATTCGACCAAGCCAGCCAATCATTTCTCCGCATTTTTGACAACAGTAAGACGGATATTTCATGTCTTACTCCTTTATGTCGTGTTTAGCTTCTGTCCATCTAACTATTTCTTTGAAACAGTCGTGATAACTGCTATACCCAGTCCACTCCGATTCAAGATAAGCATCTATTTCTTTACCCATTAATTGCTTGCGGTGTTGTGAATGGGTGTAGAGAGGTGTCCAAAAATCGTAATTCATTGGATTTGGTTTATCTTTATCAAAAAAAAGACAATCGTTTTCTTCACTCATCCATGCTTTAGGCTCTTGCTTCTCTGCCTTGGGTTGTGATTCATCTTCAAACAAATGTTTCGCTCTAAGTCTGGCTGAGTACGGAACTGCTTCAATTTTTTCAACAACATCATCACCGCCAAGCAACTTGACCATCTTGTTCATGGCTGTAATTGCTATGCCTCGTTGTGTAGCAACATTTTGATCTTCAATGAATGTTTGATATAGCAATATGATTGCTTCTTCAATTTTTGGAATGTTCATGTGCTCTCCTTTATGCCGTGGGCGGCTTCGATTGCTCTGACAATTTCTCGATAACCATCGCATGACTTTAGCTTCAAAGCATTCATGATCTGCTCATCCGTCAGCGGCTTGCGGGGTTGTGGGCGGGTGTAGACAGGAATTTTCCAATCAACAGTCTTTGGCATATCTTTTAAGCCTGTTGCGTTTGGTTCAAAATTTAAACGATGCCTTGCGTTTGTGATAAACCCAACAGGAGGCTGTTCTTGATCTGCCAGTTTTTTGTCAAGTTCATCACAACGCTGGCACATCTGCTCCCACAGTTCTTTGTATTTCATGTCTTACTCCTTTATGTCATGGGCGGCTTCTTGAAATTCCTTACGCAACCTATTGCGCCACCAAAACTGACCTTTTTCTGTTGGATGTTTATCGCCAAACCAAACATCATCAATATCACTTGCTCCAAGCAGAAAATTTATGATGTCCTTTTGCTCATCCGTCAGCGGCTTTCGTTGTTGTGGTTTGGTGTAAAGCGCCATACCCACAGGTAATATCACAGATGCTTTGATTGGTGCGTAGGTAAACCGCCCACCGTAAACGCCAGTAACCACCGCCACAGGTTCATCCTGCTCTTGCTTGGCTAGTGCTTCACGAATAAATTTAGAAGTTGCTTCATGCTTTTCTCTTTTCGCTTGGTTTCGGTTTGGCTC